AAATCACCGCGACCGACCTCACCAAGTTCCCTCTCCGCTCGACCTCCTTCTCTAGCCTCGAGGAGTTCGCCAAGTACGCTGACCTCTTCGACCCTAAGCAGACCATCCTCGACGTTGACTTCGGCGACGGTGAGCTCCTCCCTGTCATTGACCTGGACCTCACCAACGCTCTCCGTGCCACTGCTGTGGTGGAGTTCGTGTCTTGAAAGCACTCTCTGAAATACTGTACACTGCCGCTCGGTTCGGCTCCTCGCCTATCAACTCGGCTTTCCTGCGCGACTATGCTGCCCAGGCCCGCGAGCTTGAGTCGGGGATTGAGGGAGACGTCCGCGACTTCCACGTCACCTTTGGGCACGACGCACCTGCGACTCCCGTGTCGGTAATGAACGACAACATGCTGGAGTTCCGCATCGCTCGGATCGAGGAGGAATGCAAGGAACTGGTCTCGGCCATCCGCGAACGTTCGCTCGCCAAGATTGCCGCTGAGGCGGTCGATGTCATCTATGTGGTAGTTGGTACGCTTGTTGCCCTTGGACTTCCGTTGATGCCCTTCTGGAAGGACGTGCACCGCGCGAACATGTCCAAGGTGTACGCTGGTCCGCTGACCAAGCCAATCAAGCCTGATGGCTGGGTGGGACCTGACCCGCACAAGGTGCTGTACGAATACAAGACTCAGTTCATGGCTGACCGTGACGGTCCGGAGATGGGCTAGTGGTTAGAAGTAGCACGATGAGCGAGTGGGTGCGGAGTGGGATGATGCAGGAGCCCACTGGGGGTGACCCCAAGATGCGCGACCCAAGCAAGACCAAGAAGTCAGGATCCGACAGGGCCAAAGCCAAGCGTGCACGTATTGCACGGAGGAAGAACCGATGAGCGCATACAAGCAAGCTGGTATCATTGAATACAGCATCTCCATCCTCTGCTGGGCCATCGTGCTCATCATCGCTGCCCCCATGGTCCGTGTCCTCGTGGAGCATTACTCATGAAGATCATCTTCCTCAATGGTCCACCAGGCTCCGGTAAGGACTGGGCTGCCACCATACTACCAGGCTTCAATCTGAAGCTCTCCCGTCGCCTCAAGGAGATGACCCACGCTGCATTGGGCCTGCTTGACGAGGAGGGTAACGTGAGGCCTCACGACTTCTACGAATGCCACAAGGACCAGCCTCACGAGGACTTCCATGGACAGACACCACGTGCTGCGTACATCGCGATGAGCGAGGGTTTCGTCAAACCACTGTTCGGTGACGAATGGCTTGGTAAGATGCTGTGCCAGGACATCTCCATGATGGGTAATGCGGAGTCCACCTTCCTCATCAGCGACTCTGGCTTCCGTGGCGAGGCCGAGGCTATCGTCCGGCACTTCGGCCCCGAGGTATGTACCCTTGTGCGGATCCACCGAGAAGGGTATGATTTCGGCATGGACTCCCGTGGGTACATCATGCTCCACGACCTTGGCGTCACATACCACAACGTCACCAACGATGAGGACTTCTATGAAGTGTTACTCTCCATCGTTTGATCTCTTCCGTGGCCTCATTGTGGGCCTTCTGTTTTCCATTCCCTTCTGGGCAATCATTGCCTATGTAATCCTATGAACGTTATCCGTGACCTCCTGAACAGTAAGAAATTCATTGGTGCTCTTGTCACCATGATCTCCGCTGTCGCCATCCGCCTTGGTATCCCCGAAGTTCAAATCGAGGAAATCATCGCCATCGTTTCTCCCATGCTCATGTTCATCGGTGCCCAAGGCTTCGCTGACAAGGGTAAGTCCGTCGCCATTGTCAGCCAACAAGGTCCCTCATGAAATCCGTTCTACTCGCGCTGCTCGTCCTGACGAGCTGCGTAACCAGTAGGGTGCAGGATCGCACTCTCGTTCCCTCCTTCCAGTCTGGCTGGCCGGGTGTCCGTGCGGATGCCGAGCTGGGTGGTATGGGCATCTCCGTCCTCGAAGAATGGGACGTCGCTGTCGATACTGCAAGCATCGGTGCGCTTCGTGCCCTGAACGTGGTGAGCCTGGAAGCAGCTGCTCTCGTCGGCGTCGACCAACGCCTTATCGCAGGGGAGGTTGGGCCGCAAGGTGCAGCCATCATGCGGGATAGGGCCGCCACCTTCCGTACTGCCATCGAGGAGTTCACCCGCGTGGTGCTGGTGCGCTACGAGCGTCGGACTTCGGATCCCATTGTCATCACTTCCTCTTCCTGGGCTCACAGCCCTCCTCCCGCCATCGCTGGCCGGGTGTACCGATGAGTCCACAAGACCTACTCCGGGATGCGCTCTCGGAAACCAACGTCCGCCTGAACATGGCCAAAGACGATGCTATCCAGCTCGTCGCTCTGGAGGGTGCCCGACTTGCTGCGGCTTCAGCCGAGCCTGGCTTCGAAATGGTGCTCCGTGCATCCCGAGATGTCGTGGCCATGAAATTAGGGGTGAACGCATCTCTTGAGGCCCGAGCAGCAGACGCTCGCCTCGTCGGTGTCATTCAGGCCATCTTGCTGGGGATCGCAACAGCATGAATATCAACAATGGTACTTACGCTGGCCGACTGACTAGAGATGTGGACCTGCGGTTTGCCCAGAGCGGGACGGCCATCGCCAACTTTGGCTTGGCCATCAACCGTCGCCGCAAGAAGGGTGATGAGTGGATCGATGAGCCTGTGTTCCTCGACGTCAAGCTCTTCGGTAAGCGAGCCGAGGCCTTTGCTGCCCACCACTGCAAAGGGTCGCCTGCGTGCTTCCCTCAGTGTGAGCTCGTCTATGAGCAGTGGGAGACCAATGGCGAGAAGCGGTCCAAGCTGGTGGTGCATGCCCACGGTTGGGAGTTCTGCGGCTCGAAGCCCACGAGAGATGAGCATGTCCCGTCCGACGATAATGTACCGTTCTGATGCAGAAGCATCGCATGGTATTCAGCACGTATGAACCCGACGAGGTTGATGCGCTGGTTGCGAAGCTGAAAGCGAAGATCCGCGATCTGGAGCTTATGATCGAGGCGCTCCGCTGATGGTGGGCATCATCGTCAGATACAAAGGGATGTCCGTTGTGGCTGTAGGTCCAACGATTGGCTTCTGTGAGGAGATCGCGCTGGCGCTTTTCGCAGAAGAAGGGATCGCCATTGAAAGCGATCCCGAGATTATCACGTTTGACCCCACCGTAACGGGTGGGATCTTGATCGATACCGAAGATATCGATATGTCAGGCTGGAGCCTCGACGGGTGGAAGAAGACGTGAGACTGGTATGATATGGCAGTGGTGCTGGGCCCAGCGGCCCCGTGCCACGAGGATACCCACTACGTCCCCAGAGGCGTCGAATATGGGCGCTCCGGAGTCTCCGGGGCATATGCCTATGCTGAGTCGTTCGGGGTCGCCAGTGGCGATTCCAGAGGACCACCAGTGTTGGCCTACTCCCCATCCTGAGACGTAGATTCGCTCCGCTGCTGTGACATCATGGTGGCGGAGCTTCCATACCTTCAGGCCATGCGGCTGCGCAAAGGTGATGATGGCTGCGTCTAGGTCCTTGACCTGCTCCCAGGAGGTGGCGGTGCGTCCGTCTACCTTGACGGATGGGGCTGTCTGGATGACGTGCCATGCAGTCATCACCTCTGTCTCACTGACCGCAAATCCGGAGCCGCTGCCCAGGGGAGTTACGACTATGGATGACTTGTGGAGTGCCAGGAATTGCTGCTCTGTGGTCTCAGGTGTAGTCGCGCAGGAGACAATCAGGGCCAATATTGCGATGATTCTCATATCTGAAGGGTAAGGGGAAAGTTTCGATCTAGGTGGATCCACTAGAGTACTAGAGTCCACTAGAGGGGTGTAGCGGTCGTAAGTGTATGAGCGAACGGGACTTACGACTGTACTAGATATGGGGGTGCTGTGATGCCCAAACGCTCAAAGTGGAAGGGCCTGGCTATCCTCTATACTACTACTTCTTAGTAGTTATAGTAATATAGTAGGGAGGGAGTGAGGTGACTGTGAGGACGTGAAATGCCGACTATATCGGAGATGTCGTGTCTAGTTGGGCATAGTTACGGAATATGGGTAGGTGATGGGGGAGTGAGGACGTAGAATGAGGGACAGCTCGAATGCACCGGAACATCTTCCACATGTGCGAGGCACAAATCATGGTTACACAACGCAAACTTACACCCGCGAGGAAGACAGCATTCCTGGACCATCTCCGTCAGCATGGCCTGGTCATCCTGGCCGCGAAGCACGCGAGTCCTCACAGCGAGCTCGGGTGCCAATCAGTCTTCTACACTGAGCGTGGCCGCAACCCTGAGTTCGCTGCTCAGTGGGCTGACGCTATCGAGGAGGCAGACGAGGAACTGCTGCGCCAACTCAAGCGAAGGGGCATAGACGGGATGGAAGAGGATGTCTACGGCAGCCTGGGCAACAATGCGGGAACCGGAGTCGTGGGCACGAAGACTGTCTACTCCGACAAGATGGCTGAGCTCTACTCACGTATCATGTCAGCCCGAGTCCGCCAGGGCCTCACGAACAAAGTCGAACTCTCCGGATCCGTCCAGCATGAAGGCGATATGGGGCTCGGTAAGCTCAGCGATCGTCAGCAGGATCTCCTCAAGCAACTCCTCAAAGATGAAGCCGAGTAGAACATGTCCTTTTTGCAAGAAAGCGATCCGCTCCGAGAAGGCTCCGCTCTATGATGGACTGGAGCACTGCGCCCCCGATTGTGCAATCGACCATTACCTGTGGGACAGAGATGAAGACAGCAAAAGAAGTGATACATCTGCTCCGATTAGCACTGGGCCTCCTCGAGACGGGATGGCAGGCAGTAAGCGGCCACACCCGTTCTGAGTCCTTCACCATCATCCGGTATGATGGCGTACTCAAGAAGGGGCAGCTGCGTAGGATGCATGCCTTGATTGAGGATATGCTCTCCGAGGAGCTCGGGGACGGAGACCGAGTCTAATGCCCAAGCGTAAGTACAAAGCACCAGCCTACATCACCGATCGCCTCGAGGAGCTCAAGCTCATCCAGAACGGATGGTACGATGGAACGGCTGGTCGCAAGATCCTGCGTGATTCCATGTCCGCAGCTCACGAGCGTTTCCGCGAGTACGATGGGCCACGTGTCCACCTCTACCCCATGATCGACGGGAAGATCAGCGTCGAGTTCGAGCTGACCTCCTTGGGCTATCAGCATGAGGACGAGATCCTATGACCTCTGAGGAAGACATCATCAAGGCTGCCATGGCCAACCCCAAGCGTGCCCTCAAGGAGATGGAGCGCCTGGACTGTGAGAGAAGCCTCATGGCGTTCGTCACAGCAGCATGGCCAAACCTACACCCAGGTGAGCAGATGATTGGAGGCTGGTCCATGGAGCGCATCTGTGCTACCCTGGAGGCTGTCTCTCGAGGCGAGATTACTCGGGTCCTCATCAACGTGCCACCCGGTTTCGCCAAGAGCCTGCTGGTCAATGTCTTCTGGCCTGCATGGGAGTGGGGTCCCAAGGCGTGCCCTCACTACAAGTACATCTCGGCATCCTACGAGAAGGGACTGCCCATCCGGGATATGATGCTGTGCCGAGATCTCCTCAAGAGCGAATGGTATCAGAGTCATTGGCCAATCGATTTCAAGGCGGATCAAGATGGTAAGGAACACTATGCGAACACTGGACGTGGTTGGCGTTTTGCAGCTTCTGTTGGTGCTGGTCTTACTGGGCGTCGTGGTCATCGTTTCATCATTGACGACCCTCACAGTGTGGGTTTGGCAGAGAGCAATGCTGAGCGTGCGACTGCTCGCTTCTGGTTCTCTGAGACCACGCCGACTCGTTTCGTGGATCAGGCACGTCCTGTATATGTGATCATCATGCAGAGGCTGCATGAGCAGGACATCTCTGGCTTGGTAATCAACAAGCTGGCAGCTCAGCAGGGGTGGACCCAGCTGGTCATCCCCATGGAGGCTGAGCCGAAGCATAAGTCATGGACGACCGTACCGTCCCCGTTTGGCGAGCCAGCCATGATGAGGCGCATCAAGGAGGACGGTGAGCCTCTCCCGTACTATGTTCCTGACGACCAGGACGGGGAGATGATGTACCCTCAGGACCCCAGGACTGAGGAGGGTGAGCTTGCCTGGCCCGAACGGTTCAATGAGAACACAGTCAACGACCTGAAGCTCCAGTTCCGTGCAGAGGGAGGCAGCTATGCCGAGGCTGCCCAGCTCCAGCAGCGACCCGTTCCTCGTGGAGGCGGGATGTTCAACAAGGACGATTTCCAGTTCCTGGACACCGAGCCCCATTGTATCCAGTGGTGCAGAGGCTATGACCTTGCTGCTACTGACAAGCAGACTGCTGCCTGGACAGTGGGCTTCAAGGTGGGCCGAACTCAGGATGGTCGTATCATCCTCGCTGACGTGGATCGGTATCGTAAGGAGGCGGGTGGCGTTGAGCAGGCCATCCTTTCTTGTGCCCATCGAGACGGCATGGCAATCCCCATCTCTATCCCTCAGGATCCCGGACAAGCAGGCAAGAGCCAGGTCCGTGCATTCGCTGCACTACTTCAGGGATTCAACTGTAGATTCTCTCCTGAAACAGGATCCAAAGAGAATCGTGCTATTCCCTTGGCGGCACAAGTCGAAGCAGGTAACGTATTCCTCGTTCGTGGTGCGTGGAATGATGCGTTCCTCGCCGAAGCAGGACTCTTTCCGAACTCCGAGTACAAAGACCAGATAGACGCAGCATCACGCGCATACGACTATCTCTTGCAGAACGCTGGCCCGAAACTGGCACTTACACCCGGACGGATCGTTCAATACTGATGAGCAACAAACGCAACCGCAACCAACGAGCTGTCCGCAAGGCCCAGGTGCTCGATCCGGCTGTCCGGGGAGATAATCCCACCAAGGCAGCACCATTCCAGACGGTGGGTGCCCCAGGCACCGCCGTCTATGGTGGGTATGTCCTCCAGAAGGAGAAGGATAACTCCCTCCAAGGCTCGGAACGATACCGCACGTACAGCGAGATGCTGTCCAACGTGTCTATCGTGGCCGCTGGGGTGCGCTACTTCGCGAACCTGGTCGCCAAGGCTGAGTGGACCGTCGAGCCTGCCGACGATAGCGCTGCAGCTGAGGAGCTGGCCGATAGAGTCAAGGACATGATGGACAACATGACCACCCCATGGCACAGGGTAGTTCGTCGTGGAGCCATGTACTGCATGTGGGGATTCAGTGTCCAGGAGTGGACAGCCAAGAAGAATGAGGACGGCAGCATCGGCTTCATGGACATCGAGCCTCGTGCCCAGATGACCATCGAGCGCTGGGACCTGGACGTGTCCGGTACGGTATTGGGCTTCGTCCAGACCAACCCTCAGACACATGAGGAGATCTACCTGCCTCGAGGGAAGTGCCTCTACCTCGTGGATGACACGCTCAACGACAGCCCCGAGGGGATGGGCCTCTTTCGCCACGTGATCAAGGCAGCCAAGATCCTGCAGCGATACGAGCTGCTTGAGGCATGGGGGTTCGAAACGGACCTTCGTGGAATCCCGGTTGCTCGTGGTCCCTTCACCCAGCTTGAGCAGATGGTCACCGCTGGCCAGCTCACCGAGGTGCAAGCCAACGCGCTCAAGGCTCCCATGCTGGAGTTTATCGGTAGCCACAACCGGACACCGGAGATGGGTATGCTGCTCGACAGTATGACCTACCAAACTCAGGACGAACGAGCGTCCCCCAGTCCTGTCAGGCAGTGGGACGTCGAGCTTCTTCAGGGTTCTCCGGGTACAGCTGCCGAGGTAGCTGCAGCCATCGAGAGGCTCAACAGGGAGATCGCTCGTGTGCTTGGTGTGGAGCAGCTGCTCCTCGGCGGCGACTCGGCTGGGTCCTTCGCGCTCAGTAAGGACAAGACTCAGCAGTTCGGCCTTATCGTGGACAGCTGCCTGAAGGAACTCAGGGAGACCTATGAGAAGGATTTCCTCAAGCCTCTGTGGGCACTCAATGGCTGGGACAAAGATCTCATGCCCACCTTCTCCATCGAGAAGATCCAGTATCGCGACATCACCGAGGTGACCACGGCGCTCAAGGATCTCGCAGCAGCTGGCCTTGCTCCGGACGACGAGGCGATCAATGTCCTTCGTGGAATCCTGGGTCTGCCGGATGCCCCCGAGGTAGACGAGCTGGACCTCGCTCTTGCTCAGCAGGCGCTTCTGGCTCCGGAAGGAGCACCAACTACTCCCCAAGAAGAGCAAGCCGCTATGGCTCCGGAGGGGAAGGAAGCAACCAAGATGCTTTCCCGCCTCATGAAGAGGCTCTTCAACTAGAACATGAAACTCACCACAATCACCATCATGCTGCTGTCCCTCGTGTCCGCAGCGTACATTACTCAATCTCCTTCACTCAGGGAGCAAGCTGCCCAGGCCATGGAGGCCCACGAAGAGGCCATACAGGCAGAGGCGGAGGCGGAGGAAACTCTCCACCAGCTCGCAGCTGCAGCTCGTATGCAGGTCGGCGTCGTGCGCGATGCGCGCGTGGGTACTCAGCTTGCAGCCGACGAGGCCGCTCGTACGCTCGAGGCATATCTTGATTGGCTGAACACTCCACCCCCGAAGGGTGGACGTCCCGGTGAGGACCTTGATTGGGCGATCCGCGCGAAGCCCACCGCTGACCAATTCGACTGGATCGTCTCCGGCGACGAGTTCCAGTCCCAGCGTGGGCTCTCCAATGCCACCGCCTTCGGAGATGCCTACCGCATCTCGAGGGCAGCTGGCGACGAGGACGTAGTCTTCGGCATCAACGGTCGCACGTTAAAGTGGGCTCGCGTGGGAGGCACCTGGGGGCAAGGCTCACCGGACGCCCTCGCCTTCCCCGGCGACGAGAAGGCCAGCGCCACCTTCGTAGGCATGACGGACACCTCTAGCGTTCAGCTGGGGTTCGGGAGTCACTCCCCGCAGTCGATGCCCACCGGAGACGTCATGGCCTTCGACCTCGGCATCCGTGGTGGGCACGACACCTTCGTCCTGCGGGCAGCTGGCGGCAGCGACCACGTCCAGTTCGACGGCTGCTGGTGGCTGAACCCCACCGACTGGAGCTATGGGGATACGACGTTCGCGTCCGGCCTGCACATCGACGGCTGGGACACCCTGGTCATCAAGGATCACAAGTGGCGAGGCGAAACTCCGGGCTCCCCCGGGATCAAGTTCCGGGAGCACCCACTCGCATACCTCAAGAGCGGCAAGACCAGTACGCTCATCCAGGGCTGCGATATGTACGGAGGCAACCGGACCGGATTTCAGAAGCGTCCGGGTGTGGAGTACCAAGTCCTACCCACCGATCGGTTGATGGTGCGGAACAACTACTGCGTAGACTACGGCTCGAACCATGAGGTCGGCGATGGCGGTGCTGTCTATACTGTCTGGCTCAGCTCGAACACCACGTACATCTACGACAATACCGCAAGCAACTTCCGATTCCAGGCGCTTGTGATCAGTGGGCAGGGGACATCTACCAACTTCCCCTTCCTCCCGTCAGGTAATCAGCACAACGAAGTTCATGTTTCCGGCAATGCATTTATCGCTGGACCCCAGACGGAACGTAACACGGTGAGCATCTCCTCGTGCGACCGTGTACACCTATGGGGTGACAACGTCTTCGAAGGTCCTGTGGTTCTTGATAGTGAGTGGAACTACAATATGAACGAAACTCTGAACGGTGCGACCACGATTCACGCAGAAGAAGTACCTGCTTGGTCGATATTCAAGTACGATATTGCCTTGGGACGGCAGCGTGCTTTCACTCAAACTGAAATCGAAGCTCTCCTGAGCAACTGATATGGCAGTCATCGACACAATTACAATCGGCACAGACGACTTTATCGTTTATGCACTCGTGCTCACCGAAGCACGTGCAAACACCACGTCATACTACGCTGGTCGATTGGGTGCCGAGGCTACTGCTTGGGCAGCTGCATCTGATACGGAAAAGGACCAAGCGTTGGTCATGGCCGCGGACTGGATAGATCGAGCACTGATCTTCACTGGCACCTTGACGGTGGCCACTCAAAGTCGTGCTTGGCCTCGGGACAATGCCACGAACAGCTGTACGGATACCTCCGTCACCAGTGGGACTACGCCTGATGACATCTTCCGGACCCAAGCTGCGCTGGCGGGATCCGTTCTCGTCAGTGCATCTGCGGCCGCAGCAAGTACCCAGGGTTCGAACATCAAGAACGCCAAGGCAGGCGAGGCCGAGGTTACGTTCTTCAAGCCCACGATCAATTCGAGCTCGGATGTCCGACTGCCTCAGGTTGCCCATGACTACAGCAAGTGCTACACGCAGAGCGCAGCAAACCTGTCAGGGCCTGCGATCACGGGAACGTCCGTAGCGTCCTCCTTCTGTAAGGATGACTTTGGCCTCAACGATGGTATGGCCTGATGGGCAATCCTCTCTTCGGCGTCGATATCTCGGGACTCATCCGGGATAACATTGGTCCGGGTGTCAACGATGCCACGCTCATCAAGGTCACACCCGGCACGCGCACCGCGAGTAACCTCGCTGCAGGCACGCAGCCTACGAATGTCTCGTACTCCTGTAAGGGGTTCGTGGGCACGTTGGATCGGAATCGTCTAGAAGCCTCTCTAGTTGAGGACGCGGACGCCAGTATCGCGCTTGTAGGAGACTCAATCGCAAGCTCGCAGGTACCCAAGCCTGGAGATCGTATCACCATTCTCGGTACGACCTACAACATCCTGAGCGTAGAGGTCGATCCGGCCCTGGCTCTCTACACTTGCATCAGCAAAACCGAATAACATGCCAAAGCAGAACGTCCGGAAATTCAACGAGCCTATCCTGGCTCCCGCATATCTCAAGACCGATGGTACGTCCCTTGGTGGTTCCTCCGGGGCGACTCCTGTAACGGAGGCTGTCGCCGTCGCTCCCTTCGCCATCGTGGATACACCCGTTGCGATCCAGCGCCTGCGTGTCACCCTTAGCGCGTACAGGTTCGACATCCTTGCAGCCGCTGATTTCGCATCGGTCAAGCTTGCCGAGATGGGCAACCGCTTCATCGTCATGGGCGTGCAGTCTGAGCTTGACTTCGTCAAGGACAATACGGGGGTCACAACCTCGGCCAATCTGGATATCTCCATGTCTTCCGCTCCTGCCAATTCTGTCAACCTGACAACGCCGGGAGCCAACAACGACCTCATGCCGAAGGTCGACATCAACGGCTCAGGGGACAAACTGGATCAAGCCTTCAACCAGTTCATGTCAATTTTCGGGACGAACGTCACCAACTTCCCGCGAGCGTCGATCAACACTGGCGTCTACCTGAACATTCAGACTAGCATCACCACAGATGGATTCCTGACGCTGACTGGCTGGATCGACGTCTACTACATCGACCTCGGAGCCGCTGCCTGATGGACGAAATCGTCGACCCCTGGGAACGCCTCGAGGCTCTAGTAGGTGCACAGGAACCAGCCTTCTCCGCTGGCTTCCAGCTGCTCGTGAGTCAGATGAAGAGCGAGCTGGACCTCACCGAGATTGCGGATCTGCTTTCTCGTGGGCAGCTCGAAGAGGCGTTTACCCAGGTACTTCGACGTGCACCCAACGTAGGCAATCTGTATGTCAACTCTTTCGTTGATGCAGCCAGGGACACGGCGAAGTTCCTGAATACGAATCTCAAGGAGATTGTCATCGACTTCGACACGACGAACCCATTCTCCCAGTCAGTCATGCGCGAGGAGAAGCTCAGGATGATACGGGAGTTCACCGCGAAGCAACGCGCTGCAACGCGCGAGGCGCTCCTCAACGGAATCGAGAATGGAGCTAGTCCCCGTGCGCAGGCGCGTGCCTTCCGGGACTCCATCGGCCTCACAGAGAACCAGGTGAAGGCGGTGAATAACTATCGCCGGGGACTGCAGAACCAGGACAAGTCGGTCCTCGATCGTGCGCTCCGCGATAAGCGTTTCGATGGTACCGTACGCAGGGCCTTCGAGAGCGGCAAACCGCTCACCAAGGACCAGATGAACAAGATGGTACAGCGGTACGAGGAACGCTACATCAAGTACCGTGCTGACGTCATTGCGAGGACTGAGAGCCTCCGTTCGGTCCACCAAGGGAACCACAACATGTATCAGCAGGCAATCGAATCGGGAGACCTCGATCCGAACAACTTGCAGAACGAATGGAACACGAGCCTGCGCGAGAACGTTCGTGATAGCCACCAGGCTATGCATGGGCAGAAGCGTCCCTTCAACGCACCGTTTGTATCGGGCGAAGGTAACCAAGCATTGTTCCCGGGATCCTTCGGCGTTGCATCTGAAGATATCCAATGTGCCTGCAATGTAGGCACCCGGATTACCCAAATCACAGCGCCAGCGGGATTCTCCATCGAGATCATCTAGGTTTTCCCGAGAATAAGTATTGCTCGGGACCATCTTTACCGTATCATCATTACCTGAAGTCACTCATGACACAGCAGTTACAAGCATCCAGCATCCTCAAAGTAGACGAAAGCCTCGGCCTCGTCTTCGGATTCGCTATCATCTGTAAGGAGGATGGCGAAGCTCACTTCGATCTCCAAGGCGATCATATTCCGGAGCAGGTCATGCTCAAGGGAGCAATGGAGTTCGCCGAGACGGAGCGGGTCGCGAAAGAGATGCATAAGGGTGAGGCTATGGGAACTATCCTTGGGCTCTTTCCCCTCACAACCGAGATCGCCAAGTCGTTGGGCATCGTAACCAAGACCACAGGTCTTCTGATTGCGATGAAGCCTGACAAACCTGAAGTCCTGCGTAAGTTTGCCGACGGCACTTACACTGGATTTTCCATCGGTGGCGCAGCCATCAACGAGGCAATCTGATGATCGATCCCGAAACAGGCAAAGTAGTGCCCAGCGTATTCAAAGAGTTCCGTCTTGACGAGATCTCTGCTGTGGACCGTCCCGCTCAGCCGGGTGCGCGCATGAGTATCATGAAGCGTGCAACCAAGGAAGAGGACGAGTCCCTGGAAGCTGAAGACGAGGGCGAGGATGAGGGTAAGAACCCATTCGCCAGTAAGAAGCCCAAGAGCAAGAAGACGAAAAAGGTTGAAGACGGTGCGTCCGGCACTTCTGATACCTCCAAATCCAATCCGGACGATTCACCCGCCGATACTGTCGGCAACGTTCCCAACGAGGCTGTAATGACCGAGAAGAACGAAAAGACCGTCGACGAAATCGCGATGGTCGCCAAGCAGCTTGAAGATGCCACGAAGCGCGCAGAGCGTGCCGAACTGGTTTCCGAGCTGAACGATGCCCAGCGTGGCATCTTCAAGTCCCTTGAGGGCGAGGCGGCTGATGGCTTCCTGGCTCTTTCCCCTGACCAGCGCCAAGCTGAAGTTGCGAAAGCTGCTGAAGCCAACTCGGTGGTCTACACCGATTCCGAAGGTGCCGAGTATCGCAAGTCGGACGACGTCCGTCTTGTCAA